AATTTCAATAATAGACAAGATCATGATGCTTATATCAGTATAGTTTTAGTTGGTGATGAGGTAGAGAAGGATGATAGTTTTGTATTATCAGAAATGTCTTCAAAACTTAAATCCACTTTAAATTCTATGTCTTCCGATTTTTCACATAACACCATTGTTAGATTAAATAATGATCATATAATGGTTGAAACATCATATGAATATACTGATAGAAAATTCAACAATTTAATTAGAAGATCAGGTGTTGATTTAGATACAATTAAAATAACTAAGATAGATACACACTATCGTAATATTACAATGAATAAAATAGAACTGAAAAAGTGAAATACTTAAAGACATATTATAATATAAATGAATCTACCTCTGGTGATTTATCATTAGATGATTTTATAGATATACTAAGAGATATAACAGATGATTATGAACATAAAGTTGAATCTATTGAAGAAGAAAATGAAAAATATTATGATTGTTGGATATATCTAAATGGATTTAAAGATCCTCAGGATATTAATGCTTTTCAATTTAGATTTCTAGAAGAAAAAGCACATTCTGATCATCCAGTTGATATTAAAAATATGACTGATTATTATGATTTAAACATAAAAGATGGATTTGAAGAGGAGAATAATGTATTACTAGAGAATATAAAATATTTACAAAGTAGATTAGAGCTTAATAAAAAGATTTATCAAATATTGGAAAACTTCGAACATTATATTCTACCTAGATTTATGGAATTTAAGAATTTTAAAAAATGTGCAATTGGTTTTGAATCTTATATGGGTGGTGATAATATAGAATTGGGAACGATTCGAATATGTTTTGATATCAAATAACGTAATTATATTCATGTTCAAACCTCTTTTTAAACCATTCGTTTAAAAAATGACATTTTTCATATTCTTCATCTCTTTCTAATAATTTTATAGCACTTGCTATTTCTAATTTAGAATAAGGTTTTAAGTTTTTACTGTAAACTCTTCCGTTTGAAACTCTTTGAAATATTTCTTCTGCATTAATTAAGTTAATCTTCATTTTTAGTATTTTTAAAATTATCTTGGTAAATCTTAATTATCTCATCATATTCATTAACGATTCCGTTTTTGAATTTATCATTATCATATTTTTGTTTTAAAATATATTCTTTTATGTAATCCTCGTAATCAAGTTGTATAGATATGTCTAAATTATTTTCATCAGTAGACTCATTTAAGATATCTATTTCTTCACCTTCTTCTAATTCCTTTGTTATATCATCAATATATTCAACTGATGCGAATCCACCTTTTTCTAAAACGACTTCTAATTTTCTTCTTAGTTTTCTATTATTTATTAATAAGTTATTAGAAATTGCTATATCAATATAATCTTTTGATTCACTTAACAGTTCTAATTCTTCTATATCATCTTCGTTTACTAATCTTACTTTTTTGAAAACAGGTGATACCAAATTAGGTATAAACTCACTTTCACCAGTATCTGTATCTAGTATTGTTATACCCTTTTGATCGTTATAATCGTTTCTATCCATTTGAAAGTTAGAACCAATGAATTCAAAGTTTGTATTAATCTGACGAATGTGTATATGACCAGAATAAACTCTTTTAAACGATTTAAAATCATCCACATCTATCTTATCATTGTTTCTATGACCAACTGATGTTAGGTGCATTCTACAACCATTTAAATCTGAATGACAGAATAAATAATCACAGTCTTTATTTGCATTTATTAGATTTATTTGTTCTAGTCTTTTTTCAATATAAGGCATTAGACATAATTTAATACCATTAAATTCTATTTGAGATGTTTTATCATATATATGAACATTTGGTATCCATTTGAAAGGTCTTATAGTATTTATCTCATCTGAACTTTTTGACCAACAATCATGATTTCCCACTATTATATGTAGTGGTGCTATTTTAGATATTTCTTCAACCACATCCATTCCATAATTTAATAAATTAATTGGAATAACATTTCTATTGTCAAAAAGATCGCCTAGATGAATTATTATATCACCTGGACTTACTCTTTCTTTAAGAAGTGGTATTAGGAAATCAGAAAAGTATTCTTGGTGTACTTTGAACCATTTATCGGTTTTGTTTGGATAACCAAGACCTATATGGGAATCACCCACCATGAAGATTTTACTCATTTATTGAGATTGTTTTATTGTTATATTACATTAATGTATTATTGTTTTTAGAAAAAAATCACTTTTCTAAACTAATATATAGTAATAGAGACTAAATTAAGGTTAATATATAGTATATAATTAGTTAACCACAATTAAGAAAAAAAATTATAAAAAAATATGGGATTACCACATTTTACACAGATTAGCAACGTGGGTTCACCGGGTGGACCAGGTACATTACCTGATGAGGTCGTGTATATGAATCTATTTGAAATAACATTTATTTTACCTGTTATTTTACAAGCACAAGGTAGAGATCCTATCTTATTGCTAGAAAATGCAACAAAAGCTCCTGATTTTGGACCTTTGACTGGATTTGACATTGGTAACAACCAGCAACGTTTTAAGTATTCAACTAGAGAGTTTTTAACCACTCCTAGTAAAACGTCTGGTGAGATTACTATACCTATACAGGTTAATGTTAATCAACAAGGTTCTATGGAGACTTGGACTACAATGAAAGCTTGGTATGATTTGGTTTTTAATTCTCAGAATGGTGCATTGCATTATAAATCAGACATGATAGGAACTATTATAGTTAATCAGCATGATAAGAAAGGTGTTGTTTTAAGAAGAGTTACTTTTCAAAACTGTCAATTAAAAACCTTAGGTGGTTATCAATTAGATTGGAGTTCTAACTCTATATGGGAATCAGCTGATTGTACTTTTGTTTATGACTACTTCATTGATGAATATATTGATCAGAACTTTACTATTAACCCTCCAATTGTTTCGGGCTATTAATAATATTAAAAAGAAAAAAGTAGAAATTTAAAAGTTTCTACTTTTTTTTATTATAGTTTAGGTGCTTTAAAGTTATTACTCATACTTTGTGCGTTTTTCATCATTGAGTTGGCATCAAAGTTACCCATTTGTTTTTGTTGCCCATCTTCTTCTTTCTTTCTATTTGTTTCTTCTTCTTCTACTATCTCGTTTACTAATTTAATATTTTCTTCAAACATCCAAAAAGGCCACTCATTCATTGCAGATTCTTGTGTATTGAAGTGTTTTTGAAGAAGTAGTTTATTCTTTAATATATGCTTCAAAGGCATCATGAATAACGAAAATACCTGAGGCTCCGTTGGGAAATTGCATATCTGTGCGGACCTCCTCACCACACTCACACATTTTCTTTAACTCTTTAATACCGAAGGTCATTTTACCAACTGCTGAGTTTAGGAATTGAAATGATATATCATCCATTTCTTCAAATTCTTTAAGTTTAGCCTTGATACCATCAATCGTTATTGACGTTCTACCTGCTAACATAAATGGAATTATTTTTAAGAAAGCCAAGTTTGGAGTTCTTTTTTCATTAGTTTCTTTAATAATATAATCAGTGAATGCTTTTTGTAACCCAATATTTGGTGGTGTTACTTCATAATCTCTACCATTTTTTAATTGAAATCTATAACTACTAGATGAATGCGAAAAGAACTTATCAAGCTTTTCATCTATTTCATGAAATACAAAGTTTTTTGTAAGTAATTCAACTTGAACTTCTGAGTTATCACATGGACAAATAGCTTTTACTGATAGTGAGTTTCCTTGTTGAAATGTTAATTCTCTTATTAAGAATATAAGATATAATCTATCTTGATCTTTTAGTTCTAAAAATGAACCAATTTTACCATCTGAATATTTAACTCTAACACAAGATTGAAGCATACCATTCATTTTTTCTACTATATCATAGAAGTTGTTATCATCAACCATAGAATATGCTTGTATTTCTCTAACTTGTGCTGGTCTAACCATTAGAAGAGTTCCTTTTGGATAGAATCTACCACATGGTAGTTGACTTACATCAAAATTGAAATATTGTAAATCATTGACTCTTGCTGATTCCACAACTGGTTTAGCATCATCAAATGGTAAATCGTTATTGAAGTGGTTTTTACCAGCTTCTAAGTCACCTAAGTGTTTTTTAAGGTAGTCTTCTTCTGATAAATTTTCTTTATTCTTATCTGACATTTTAATTAATTATTTTTTAGTATATATTTGATATACTTACTCCTCTATTATATTTGTTTTTTTAATAAAGTTATAAAAATGTCCAATAAAAAAACCCAATATTTCTATTGGGTTTTTATTTTTTATTTTTTTAAGATTAAGGATTTATAAATCCACCTGCTGATATAGCACCAGTTCTAAGTATTGTAATGTTATTTACAATTATACCCATACCTTTAATTGGTTCTACATAAGTATCAAGAACACCTATTTGGTTATCTATTATCTCAGGAGTATTATTCTCATCATCCATTTTATTGAAGTAATTAAATAAACCATTCTTATTTACATAAGTTTCACAGATAACATCAGCTCTAAGTTTAATTTCAGATCTAACATCAGGTGTATTGAATCTCCACTGATAGTCTAAAAGCATTCTTGAAAGTTCTCTTTCAAGTTCTATTAGAACTTCTCTAACGTGTATGAATGAAAGTGCAGATTTTACTAATGTTTGACCTGTATTTTCAGTTTCAATTATGAATCCTCTGTTTCTTTTAAACACTAATGGGTTTATTTGCGCTCCATTTAAGAATTCGATATCCTCTGGAGTGAAATCCATTTCTAATGAATTGATATTTGTAATTCTACCATTATTAACACCCGCTGCAATTGTCCAAGGAGTTACAGATGTGATGTTAGATATGTGCTTTCTCATATATGTAGTTGCAACATACGATGCAGGTGGAACATCAACTGGTCTACCATTATCATTTACATTTACATATGGTGTAAAGTAACCTACACAAGTTGTTCCTGCTCCTTCACCAAATGAGTAAAGGAATGCTGGATTACTTTCTGGATCACCTCCTTGAGCAATAAACTCAACTTGTAGTGTTCCTTCAGAATCAACAAATGATGGTGAAGATGAATTTTTAAACTGTCTTAAAGAAGGCATGTTAATGAATCCAAATACATCTAATCTATCACCACAAATATCAACTAGTTGTTGCTTAGATCTTTCTGTTAATCCTAATCCAAATGCGTCAACAAGATATCTAAAGTCAATAGCTTCTTTATTAGTTACTGCTTTAAACATTGGAGTTCCTTTAGCTACAAGATTAAGAATTTGATTTTGTCTAGCTTCTGTACCATCTGGTAAAGATGCTTGTCTTATTCTAAATCCTTTAAGAGTAATAGCTTTATAAGTTGAAGCATAATTATCTATACTTACATATCTCATTGTTTGAAGATCACCATTAAAGTTATATCTTCTAATTCTAGAATCACAAGTTATTTCAACTAATGAAGGATCTCCTGCATATTGTCTCTTACTTAGAATTCTTGTTATTTTTCTTGGAGCTTCACCAACTTCTAGTTCAGTTGGATCAACAAATGCTTCAAGAAAATCACCTACTCTAACTTCAGTATATCTTGTACCATCTATAAGAATCTTATTAGGAACTTGAACATAACCAGTTGGAACTTCAATTTCTAATGTTTGTTTTAAGTTAGATTTTCTAGACTGAATATAGAATGTATCATTAGCTTCAATGTTTATTGATTCTGTTGTTTCTAATAACTCATCTACAAAATCAACCATAAGATCACCATTTCCTTCAAGGTACATCTTTAAGTAGTGTTTTCTTAGATTATTGTAAATTAAATCAACATTGAATAATTCTTCATATATCACTTCTTCATTTACTTGATAAGCAAAATTACCAGCAGGGTATCCAAGTGAATTTGCTAGTCCAGCTGGATTTCCTGAATCTACTATAGTAAATGAACCAGGATTCAAATTAGAACTTGGGAATATTAATTGTTCAAATGTTTGAATATCAATTTCCGAAGCAAAGTTAATATTACTTGATTCAATTATTATATAATCATTACCAGCAAATGATGATGTAGGTCCAGCTGGTGTGTCTTCACCATCTATAAATATTACATTTATTGTATCACCTAGTAAACCATTTGTGAAGTTTCCATTATCAACATATAATCTATTTGCATAGATAAAGTCTCTTGTGTTAATTATGCCATCAAAGAATCTTGAATAGAACCTTGAATATTTAGCAACAACACCTTCAGATGCGTTAGCTAACTCATTTTTAGTTACTACTGAATCTGATCCTAAGATAAACTCATCATCAACAGTGTAAAGAACAATGTATCCGTTAGTAATATCTGTTACGTCTGCGGTTCCAAATCCTGATAATGTAAATTCTTTATTTTGGAAAGTTGTAGTCACTATATTTGATATAGAAATTCCTTCTAAACTTACTTTCTCACCATTTATATTATCCGGTGATAAGTTCATAACCATTCTATTTTTATTTGGATTATCAATTAAGTTAACAAGTCTATTAAATAATTTAAATCTTCTAAACTGAGCATAATTATTAGTAGCTTGTTGTGTATTTGTTCCAAGGAATTCAATTTTTATTGTTCCTACACTTGGTGAAGTTACTTGATAATCTACACCATGTTGTAAATCAATGAACCCATTACTATCTATTGTTACTTGTGTAAGTGTAGCATTTGCTATTTCACCATTTCCTATTTGGAATGTAACATATCCTAAAACTATATCAGTTTGAGCAACCGCTGGATAATTATTCCCAGTAAATGGTGACAAGTTAGTAACTTGTTTTATTTGACCAGTTGAATCTAAAACAAATGTTGAAGCATAAGACTGAGTACTAGATGAAGTAGGATAATCAGCAGCATTAATTGTTAATGTTATAGTTCCATCTTCTAATGGTACATAGTTATCACCTATAACAGCGAATGCACCGCTTTCAACTAAATAATCTACTGATATAGACATAGTACCTAATAAACTTGTTGCATCTTCAGTAACACCATAAACAGACCCTTCTCCAAACCAAGCAGTTCTATTATTAGCATTTTCGATTCTACCTACTGGAGATACACCACCTGTTACATCACCACCAAAAGCGTGATCATTTTGTGCTATTGAATATCCATATGCTGTACCACCTAAGATAGCTGTTACGT